AATGGATGATGATTTTGGATTTAATGAATCTCGTTTTGATTTTGGTGATGGTAAAGTTTATAGTACAACAAAAGGAATTGATGTATCATTATGAAAAATAAATTTGAAAATATAGATGAAGCATTAGAGATAGAAGCAACCTCTATTTCAAAAGAGATTGTAAAAAAATCAAAAGAAGCAATATCAAAACCAACTTCTGGAGAAGAGAGTGATAAGGACTATGAATATACAAGAGTTAATTTATATTCATTAATTGAAAAAGGACAAGAAGCAATTGATAATATTATGGATTTAGCACAACAAAGTGATAGTCCAAGAGCATATGAAGTTGCAGGTCAGTTGATTAAAAATGTTGGTGATGTGACTGATAAATTGATTGATTTACAGCATAAGATGAAGAAACTCAAAGAAGAAGACCCACGAGGACCTTCTACTGTTAATAATTCTGTTTTTATTGGTTCAACAGCAGACCTTCAAAAATTATTGAAAAGGGGTTTGATGGACTCTAAATAATTAAAAAATTTCTAATGAAAACTTTTCAGGAATTTATTTTAGAATCACATTGCAATAACAGTCCAAAGGGAATGGACTGCCCATCACATGGAAGTGCAAAGTGCCCTAAAGTAAAACCACACAAAACGGTTGAAGCAATTGCGACAAAGCACCGTTTAGAAGTGTCTTTTATTGAAAAACAACTTAAGATGGGAATTCCCATTGAACATGAGCACACAAAAAACAAAACACTAGCAACTAATATAGCACTTCAACATCTTGAAGAAATTCCAGATTATTATACTCGTCTCAAAAAGATGGAAGCAAGTGCAAAAAAAGAACATAAAAAGTTTAAAGATGTAAAAGAAACAGTTACGATTGAAGATGCGAATGGGAATACATTTTTAGAAGTTATTGATTTAATTAAACCAGAAAAAATGAAAGGTGTTAGTGAAGAATCAAAGTCCGGTGATTCATCTCTTCATGATTGGTTTTCAAAAAGCAAATCAAGTGATGGAAAACCAGGATGGGTTCAGTTGGGAGGTAAATACGCAGGAAAACCTTGTGCTAGTCAACCAGGACAAACCACCAAACCAAAATGTGGTTCATCAAAAATGGCTGCAAATATGTCTGATGATGAAGAGGATGCAGCAGCAAGAAGAAAAAGAAGAGAAGACCCAAATCCAGATAGGTCAGGACAAGCAAAAAATGTTGCAACTGAAGAATTTGTAAATGAAGATGCTTGTAAAGAAAAAGTAAAATCTCGTTATAAAATTTGGCCTAGTGCTTATGCTTCTGGAGCAGTTGTAAAATGTCGTAAAGTTGGTGCTAAAAATTGGGGCAATAAAAGCAAAAATGAAGACGTAAAAGAAGGGTATACACGAATACAGTCTCGTGGTTCTACTTATAGTATTCTGTTAAATTGGAGAGGAAAATATATTTCAGCTCAAATGTTTTTCCCACAATTTGCTAGACCCCCAAAAGATCAGGTCACTTTTGAGGTAAGAAAGATATATCCTGGTGCGATTGTATTATCATACAATCCAGCATCAAAAGACCCAACAAAACCTTTACTATTCACAGGAACTGAAAATGGATCCAAATGATATTAAATTAGACAATCTTTCTAAGATTTTTGAATATGAAAGAATTTCTAGAGAAATTGATTCTTGTAATGATGTAGAACTTTTAAAGAATATATCAAAATCTTATGTAAAACTTTATTTTAAACAACAAGAAACAGTCGCAAGTATGGCTATTAATTTATGAGTGAAAAAAATTATAAGGGTAATCCAAATTTAAAAGCTGAAAATGTTAAGATTGAATTTACAACAGACCAAATTCAAGAATATTTAAGATGCAAAGATGATCCAATTTATTTTGCAAAAAATTATGTAAAGATAGTTTCTTTGGATCATGGTTTGATGCCATTTAAAATGTATGATTTTCAGGAAGAATTGATTACAAACTTTCACCAAAATAGATTTAATATTGCAAAACTTCCTAGACAGACAGGAAAATCAACAACTGTTGTATCTTATCTCCTTCACTATGCTCTTTTCAATGATAATATAAGAATCGCAATTCTAGCAAACAAAGCAGCAACCGCAATAGAACTTTTAGGTAGATTACAATTGTCTTATGAAAATTTACCAAAATGGTTGCAGCAAGGTGTTGGTTCTTGGAATAAAGGTTCGTTAGAACTTGAAAATGGTTCTAAAATTGTAGCAGCATCTACATCATCATCTGCTGTTCGGGGAAATTCTTTCAACATTATTTTCTTGGACGAATTTGCGTTCATTCCAAATCATATCGCAGAACAGTTTTTCTCTTCTGTGTATCCTACCATTTCTTCGGGAACAAGTACAAAAGTTATTATCATCTCAACTCCGAATGGGATGAATATGTTTTACAAACTCTGGCACGATGCTGAAAGAGGAAAGAATGGTTATATTCCGTTAGAAGTTCATTGGTCTGCAGTTCCCGGAAGAGACGCAGAGTGGAAACGACAAACAATTGCAAATACTTCCGAAAGACAATTTACGCAAGAGTTTGAGTGTGAATTCTTGGGGTCTGTTGATACTTTAATTACTCCATCAAAACTCAGAATGATGGTTTATGATGATCCACTCACTAGAAGCAAAGGAATGGATGTATATGAACAACCAATAGAAAAGCATACTTATCTAATGACTGTGGATGTATCTCGTGGAATGAGTAATGACTACTCTGCATTTATTGTATTTGATATTAGTCAATTTCCATATAAAATAGTTGCAAAATATCGAAATAATGAAATTAAACCTATGCTTTTTCCAAATATTATTCACGATATAGCAAAGGCATATAATAAAGCATTTGTTCTTGCAGAAGTAAATGATATTGGTGAACAAGTATCAAGCATACTTCATTTTGATTTAGAATACGATAATATTTTGATGTGCTCAATGAGAGGAAGAGCAGGTCAAATGGTCGGTCAGGGATTTTCTGGAAAGAAAACTCAACTTGGAATTAAAATGTCCAAAACAGTTAAAAAAATTGGGTGCTCAAACTTAAAAACAATTATTGAAGATGATAAATTAGTCATCAAAGATTATGATATTATTAGTGAATTAACAACCTTTATTCAAAAAAGTCAATCATTTGAAGCAGAAGAAGGGTGTAATGATGACCTTGCAATGTGTCTTGTAATTTTTGCTTGGTTGGTTGTTCAGGACTATTTCAAGGAGATGACAGATAATGATGTTCGTAAAAGAATATATGAAGATCAAAAAGACCAAATTGAACAGGATATGGCTCCATTTGGTTTTATGTCTGATGGATTGAGTGATGAAACTTCATTTGTTGATAATGACGGTGATAGGTGGCATTTGGATGAATATGGAGATAGATCTTATATGTGGGAGTATCAGTAGCAGATAAGGTTAGTAATTTATAAATACTTCTAGGCAAAAATGAACTTCTTCAAGAGGGGAAAAAGATGGCGTTAAATTTAGTATCACCAGGCGTCAAGATAAGAGAAGTTGACTTAACTGTTGGGGGAATTACCGCAGCAAATAATCAAGTTGGCGCTATTGCTGGTCCTTTTCAAAAGGGTCCAGTTGACGTACCTATTTTAATTGAAACTGAGAATGATTTACTCAATACATTTGGAAAACCAATTTCATCAGACTCACAATATGAATATTGGTTAGGTGCTTCTTCGTATCTTTCTTACGGTGGTGTTCTAAGAGTTGTAAGATGTGATGGAACAACCTTAAACAACTCAAATTCTGGAACTAATGCAGATTCAGTAACATTAAAAATCAAATCAACAGAAGATTATAATAATAATTATTCTACTGCTACTGATTGGAATTGGTCTGCTAGGAATCCAGGTTCTTGGGCAAATAACTTAAAGGTTTGTGTAATTGATGCAGCAGCAGACCAAAGAATTGCTATTGGAACTTTTGGATTAAATGTTGGATATGCTGTTACATCTGCTTTCTCTCAATCAGTTGCTGGTGTTGGAACAGTAACAACAGAAACAGGAGTTCTTAAAGGTATTATTACCAGAGTCAATGATGGT